TGCTCACGACAATCGGCAGAGAATATGCAGCCGCCTCAACTATCTTCAATTCGCTTTTGTAGCGGTTAAATTTCGTCTTTGTCAATGGGGCAAGTACAATGTCTATCTCTGAATAGTAAGTACCGTAGATGTCCGCTCTTGTGCCTTCTCTGACCTCAAACCAATTAGGACGTTTGTCAGGTGATTCACCGGTAATAGCGTATTCCATCTCACGCCATATTTTGGAGTTGCTGTGAAATCCGCACATTAGGAATCGGTAGTTGTACTTTTCGCAGATGCGTTTGATTTGTCCGCTCAACAACTTGATGTCTTCCAGGTGCGAGATACCACCTACCCACCCGATTGTAGGCTTATGTGAACGGATTGTCTGTGTGACTTTCCACTGCGGTTGTGCTGGGTCAATTGCATTCGGTAAAATATACACGTTAGGATTGAACGGTCTAATCACATCGGCAAGTTGTGGCGTGGTGCAGCTCACAGCATCAGCGTAAGTGATGGCATCCTTTACTCCGTTTTTTAAGTAGGCACGATAAAACTCATATGCAGGATTGTATCGGGGAATTACCCAATAATCATCGTTGTCGCAAATGAAGGGGATTTTCTTGGCTGCAAGGATTGGCAATATATTGTACTGCAAATGTCCAAGCCACCGATTGAAAACAACTACATCGTATTTCTCATACGGCAAATCTGCCCACTCGGTTTTGTCTTGTGAGATGTCAACCACCACATCATGGTCAAGTTGTAAACGGGCATAGGGGGTGTATAGCCTATGAAAGCTCACCCCACTAATTCCGTCTAATAAACAAAGGATTCTCAAAATGGGCTGTCGGGTTTTGGCTTAGGCACGGCAACATAGTGAGTCGCTTTGCTTTTGCTGTTTGCCTCTTTCAACTTCTGAACTCGGATGCGTACATCTCCGTACTTGTTGACCTCAAGTTTTCCGTCTGCAATTGCTTGCTGTAATTTCTCGTAGTTAACTGCTACGCTGATACCATAGTCATCAGACCAGGCACTTCCTAAAAATGTGATGTCTTCCATATATTTTCCGTTTAATCTTGTGCGGTATCTTGTACTCTTGTGCGGTTAATCTAATTTCAAAGTTACATTAACTATTTTAGCTTCTACGCTTGCGTCTATTGTTTCTTTCGGTTTTCCGAATACCCGACTTAACAAAGTGTCCATTGAATAGAGTGAGCCTTTCTCGTATGACTTAATAATGGCACGGGCAACTGTCTTTTCTAACATAGTAGCATCTGCGTTCTTCAGGACTTCTTTTATGTCGGTCTCATTCATTGCCATGATCGCTTGAATGCTGTCGTTGACTTCGCTTAGTTTGTAGCCATGCTCGGCAAGTTCGGTCGTAAACTTTTTAGGTCTGCCCTCTACCCAACGTCGGGGATCGTCTCCTTTTTTAAATGGTTTTAAATTCTCTTCGTTTGCCATAGGGTCTCACTAATTGTTCACAGATTCTTTAAATGTTTTGCAATCAAATCTTCAGTCTTAATCTTGGTACCGTTGTGTACTTCAAAGTGGCACTCTCTGCATAAAGCCATCAAGTTCTCAATCACGTCTTGTCCACCTTGTGAACGGAATTTTAAGTGGTGAATGTCAACAGCTGTTTTACCACAATTCTCACAAGCGACAAAGTCTCCCTTGTCTATGTTGTAGTAGTCAAAGTATACCTGTTGATGTTTCTTCATTTTGTGAATAGCAATGACCAGTAGGTCGGTACTTCAACTTTTTGCTTAAACTTAAAACCGCAAGACTTAAATAAATCTATCCACTCCCATTCTGATTTAATATTGATATGCCCCCAATCAGCATCCATCTTGTTTGTGTGTGGTGTGCTGCTAAAATGAAAGTAATTGCATTCTACCCTTGTCAAAAATGCTATCAATTTTTCGTCAGCAATATGCTCAGCGACTTCTATCATTGCAATCAAGTCACCTGTAATCTTCATCTTTGTAAAGTCACCATAAAAATAAGTGTCGGCTGCTTTGCGTTCACTTGCATACTCGTGATGGTGGATGTTAGCATCGTAGTAGTGTACCTCTTTGCCGATGTCTCGCATGGCTTTTGAGTATGCTCCTACGCCACCGCCTAAGTCCGTAAACTTTTCAAAAGGTATTAACTCAGAGATTACCTTTGCAGTTGCCTCATACATCCGAACAAAGCCTGGGTTCTCAAGTTTGATGCCGTTAGCCATCTCCCATTCAAAGCAAGTACGGTCATTCCAATTACCATTAAAGCTATTTCCGCTTTCGCTTGGGTTTTTGCTCATCCGTTGCAATTTGTGCTTGTTGTAATGATTCAGCTCTGATCACCATAGACAGTACACCCTCAACTACACAGGTACTGCAGGTGGGCATCGGTCTGCCGTTGATTTCATTGTACAGTTGTCCAAGTTCTACATTTTGACTTGGCGTTAACTTGAATACTTGGGTTTCACGATAGAGCATATACGCAGGGCGCAATACTGTCATAGTGAAATTTATTTGTTCGTCGTTCATAAGTGCTTATTTATAAAAGTTGCAATGGCTGCGCTCAAAAAGGCAAAGGTCAAACCCTCTATCGTGTGGAAATATAACGCGCCTAACCAAAACGCCATACACAGCTCACACGTAAAAGGCTTAACCCCTAACCGATAAGTCCAATTTCTAACGAGGATAACTCCTGCGCTTGCAATGCCGCAAATCTCAATCAAAGTGTTTGCCATAATTTATCTCGTAGTATTTGGTTGCTCTTTCTTTTACCATTTTTATAACTCGCCAAATTTCGTGGCGGCTTATTCCTGTGCTTCTGTTTAGTGATCGGGCATTCATCTGAGCGACGTTCTTTTCTTTGTCTCCGTCTCTGTACAAAGTCCAAACGGTCATGTGATACCAATCAAGCTCACTAACGACTTTGTCAACGCACAGCTGCATTAGGTCGCTTTGTATGTTGTACTCGTCAGCAGGTAACTCAAGTTGGTCAACGTCTTCTAATCCGATAGGGTTCAAAAAACCTTTGGCGAAACTTGTGTACTTGCCGTAGTATTGATTCATCACAATTCGAATAACAAAACCTTCCCAATAACCGGATGCGTACTTATCTTCAATCCACTTGTCATCCTTCTCGCATAAAATTAAGAACAACTCCTGGTATAGGTCACTTGCTAACTCCTTACCAACTTTGACGCAAACATCCCGTACCCATGACTGAGTAGTTAATTCTGCGATTATCTGCGCCCTTTTGATATAACAAAGATAATTGCATTATTGTCTAATTTATGCACATTTTATTCATAGTCATAACTCAAGGTAATCTTTGCGCCTTTGTCTATGCTGTACACTTCCCATCCTTGTTTTATGTATTTCTTTGCGTAGTAGATTACTTCAATGTCGGTCTCAAGTACTATAGACAAAAACTCTCTACCCCTGCGCACTGTTAAATCTATCAATTGCGGCATTGTAGTAAATGGTTTCGGCTTTGTACTTCATGTTGAGAAAGTTGTCGTAGTTACTTACCAGGTGAATGACAGTTGAATGGTCACGATTAATAAAGCGACCTATGTACTTCAGCGACTTCTTCATCTTAACTCGGCAGATGTAGCAGAACAACGCCCGTGCCGTTACCATCTCTCTGTTACGCTTGTGGCTGATGATGTCATCTTGAAACACTTGGGTTATCTCACTTACGATCTGAAGCACCTCACCAAGTTCTAAATCAAATTTAGGTATGACCATTGGCGTAATGATTTTGCCTCGTAGCATATCAATCTCAAGTTGTAGCTTTTTTATTTTAGCATCATGCACGTTTTTCATTCTTTCGTGCCGTGCCTTAAGGGTCATGTAATCGTATGTGTAGTCTTTCATAAGTTGTCGCAATTTGCGGTAGGTTGGTTATAATAGTTTTATTTGTGTGGTTGTTTGGTAGCTTGCATCATATCGTTTATTTTCTCCTTTGGGATATGATTGTATTTCGTATGGCAATTCTTTCATCATTTTCTTTTTGTCTCGTTTATCACCGACAAAATAAAAATATCTATGTTTCCTTGCACGTTCTTTCATATATAGTTTGTCTCCGTAAGTTTTACGCAGCCATTCAACTCTATTGTCTTGACCTCTTGATAAATCAAAAACACTTGCACCATGTAGGTGTTCCATACCTTTAATCATATAATCCATAAATTTAGCCGACAAACCCGTATAGATCCAATTTGTCGCTTGATAAATATATCCGTTATGGTTTTGAGATGTGTCTGCGTATGACACTAAAACTGAAGGTTTAGGTATTAAATTGATCGTTTTAGAAACAAAATAGGATAATGTATTTTTAGGCAAACCTTCAACAACAACTAAACGATTTAACTCGTACAATTTATAAGAAGGAAACAAATCTCTTAGAACGCTACTCACGGGCGTTCCATAACTACAAACACCTATAAGGTTGCTTTCATCGTACAACCCAAAACAAAACTCAATCGGTGGTATTCTATGAGCATAATGCTTTTTCAAAAACCACTCTTTGCAATCTTGATAGTCTATGCTTTTTACTTCGTAGTTCATAGTAGTTCTTTATATCGTGTATAAGCTCCTTCAAAACTCATAGGTATACTTACACATTGTCCGTGTCGGTTCTTGCCTATAATCAATTCAGCATCCATTTCAATGTCGGGTTTTTCATCGGCATAGTATGCAGGTCGAAACGGAAATAAAACTATATCTGCATCCTGCTCGATCTGACCGCTCTCTCGTAAATCTGAAAGCATCGGTTTCTTATCGCTGCGTTTTTCGGTCTCCCTTGACAACTGCGCAAGTGCTACAATTGTTATGTTTAACTCCTTTGCAAGCATTTTCAAAGTTCGTGAAATGTGCGCTATCTCCTGCTCCCTTACTTTTTGGTGCGACTTGATTAGCTGCATATAGTCAATGTAAACAATGTCAAGCCCGTGCTTTGCTTTGTGCAGTTTAATTTTTCCGACTACCTCGTTAATGTCAGAGTTGCTGCTGTCATCAATAAAAAAGTTAAAATCTAAATCGTAAAGTTTAGTTGTAACCGCATCTAATTCTACCTGTGTTACTTTGGCGCTTCTGATTTTGTAATTCTCAAGATCGCAAATGTAGGATAGGTAACGCTTTGCAAGTTCCTCTTTGCTCATCTCCAAAGATATAAATAAGACCTTTGCATGGTTACAACAGTCAAGTGCTAACGATAAAGCGATGGCAGTTTTACCGCTTCCTGGTCTACCGGCAATTACAATCATGTTCCCTTTGTTGTAACCGCCTAAGTACTTATCAAGGTATCGCCATCCGGTTGGTATTCCGGTGATGTTAGTTCCTCTTTTTATTGCCTCTTGTAAAGTATCAATGACCTCTCCTGCTATCATTCCAATTGGTTTGCTTTGCCCATTAACGTATACTGTATTCTCAATCAGTAAAGTGTTAATTTTCGTGATTAAGTCAGACAAATCTATATTGTAATCCAAGTAGGCAATTTTGGTTTGTAAGTTGTGTTTCTTGTAAGACATCTCAAGCTGTAGTATTTCCTGCTCAATGTACATATTTGTGGTAACTTGGTTACTCCATGCTGCAATATCTCTAAGGTGCGCTTTAAATCTCATACCGATGCTTGCTAAGTTTATTGGTTGGTTGTCAAGGTAAAACTCTTGCATTGTTGCAACGACCTCTTTGCGGTAGTCAGTAAACCACAATGGGTTTAATCGCATAATGTAGTTGTGTGTAGTCGGGTAAATCATCATTTGCCCAAGTACGTTTATTTCTATGTCAATCATTTAATGTGGCTCTTTTTAGTTTAGGTGCTTCTGTTACTTTGTCTCTGCTTAACCAATTCCGTGCAGCTGCTCTCCAATCTTTCATTTGCTGACTTCCTACCTTCCAACCTTTGGAAGTATAAAAGTCGTGAAAGCGATTTGCATCAAGTGCAGGAAACTCTATTTTCAATTCTTCAATGGTGGGTGCTTTAAATATATTTCTTTTTACATTAACACTATCATTTACACTTACACTTACACTTACACTATCAGCTTTTTTGGGTTTATCAGAAAAGGCTTGGGTTATTTCGCTTTCGTTGGCTTTCTTTGGTCTACCACCCTTTTTGCCATTAACCGACTGCTTATCTAAATATTCTTTCCATCGGCACAAATCACGTTTTAACATTTGTTTAATCGGCTCAAATGCGATGTTAATAATTAGTTCATCCGTTACCGGTTGTTCGTCGTTCACATAAGCAAATATGTGCTTGATTAGTCTACCTGCTATTTCGTCTGGTAGTTGATTAAATACGCCTTGTTGATCAGCGTAAAGGATAAATGATTTTTTTTCTTTAGCCATAAAAAAAGCCCAAATCAATATAGGAGTGTTGCGAACCACCTATACTAACCTGGGCAAATATTTTGAAACATCACCGTCGCAACTCGGCTTGTTAACAGTACAAATATAGGTAATCAGTTCGTATTTTGCAAGTCTTTTTTCCTTTGTATGTAAGCTTTTGTGTTTTCGCTTTTTTGCCATCTCCAAAGTAGGTTTTTTTTCATTTTATCAAGGTGCGCTCTTTCTCGTATCTTAATGCACACCTTACAAATTAGATTAAAGTAACCATCGTTTCGTGGATAAAAGCCTTCCTTTGGGGTTAGGACTCCGCATTTTTTGCAATGCCTAAGTTGTAAATCAGGAGCCTTCCACGTCATAGCCTAAATCTTTGTTAACTTCTTTCTGACTTTCTGACCATCTCTCCCCTCTTAATTCGGGGTTGGTCAATTGCAACTGTCTTCTGCATCGTGTGATAGTCGCTGCATCGGTTAAAGTGTACAGGTATGCCAAAAAGA